CAGCTATTTCCATTTAATGAGGCATTGCCCCATCCACCTCTTGTTAGGAGGAAAAGGGTGATGCGCTACCTAGAGGTTTAGACCCGGGTAGCCCGCCACCGGCCTTCTCTCACGAGAAGGCCACCCAGCCTACTTTATGACCCAGGACGGATGAGCGGGGGGTAACCCCCAGGACGGGAAATTTCCCGCCCTTCTCATCGCCTGTTCCATAAAGGGCTGCTGCAAGGATAACATCCGAGTGCCAATGCTCCCACCCGATTCGTAAGAACCGGGCGGGTCGGTAGCATCGGATGTACCTGATTGAGCTCCTGCATCTGGTATTCCAGAGCTTCTCATCGTCGACGTGCAACACGATGTCACCGAGGTCTTTTGGACCAAAGTTGTATCGAAGAGCGCGCGGTAGATCATCAATGATGACCATCCTGAAACGATGAAGAAGCCTATGGCGACGAGAAACGCTAGGGTCGTTAAGACCCATGCGCCAAATCCCGTTAGCCAGGACGTATAGATGTTGCGGTTCACTCGGTGACTCCTTGATAAGGTGAGGACGGACGTCCTCACCTCGGAAGTAATCACCTCCGCAAGATTCCCTAAACCAACCACTAGTAAAGGATTTCTCCTTATTGATAGTTAGCCCAAAGAACTCGAGAGCAGCAATCACATCCTGAGAACTTTCCGTTGGGACGATAATATCGTCTCCGTACACGAACACGTTTTCTCCCGCCTTGTGGGCAGGGTTGACGGCGAGACTAACTGCTAAGAAGAGCAGGGTCTCAAGTTCAAAGGTAAAACCATTTCCCATGCTAGAGAACTTCTCTAGCAACACCGTCTGTCCCTCAATGAGGGTCGTCGGGGAGCGTAAAGAATTGAGACACTCGAACCACTTGCGTGGCAAGAGTAACTCAACGAAGCGCCGGGAAACAGAGTCGCTTGCATTCTTAAGATCCAACGTAGCAAGATGACCTCGGATAGAGGCTTCACAGGCTAACCGCCTGTGGATATCTTGCCCGTCACGCAGATTGATACCTGCGTCTGACAGTCTGTTCTTCAGGACTTTTCCGTACGCCAGTTGATAAAACAGGTTAACGGAAGGCTCCACGGCGATGCCGCGTTGCTTTTTACAGTCCTTAGGTACCGTTGTGAAACGATTACCACGAACAAACTCGGGATCAGTCTTCCGATTTGCACAGGCCGAAGCCCATGCAGTGCCGCTCCACTGGAACAACCAGGGATAGGCATCAGAAGTAAGAGTGGGTCTTGATGACATTTTGTCGGGAACGGTAGTCAACTTTCCCCTATCTCTATATGTCGCACCGGGACCAAACCTGCCCTGAAGTAAATCAGGACACGGCCCCAGGATATCGCTTACTATCTTTTGAGCTCTACGGATAAACCCGTGGAGCCCCCCCTCGTCAAGATCACCGCCGGGATGGCGAAGATCATCTAACAAAGGGTAGAGGCGACAATTCGTGCGAAAACAGTCTCTTTCTCCGAGCCAGAAGTTCTCGATAGCCACGGCCTTACGGTCGAAACTTGTCGGGAGGTCCTCTGTTTTCTTGAGAAGACTACTCACACTGGCATCGAGCCAGTACGCGTGAGCGTCCGAGTACTGTAAAGGATCAACTTGTAGTGAAACAAGCTGATCCCACTCCCGATTCCTCAACAGTATTGCTACTGTAAGGGACCGGGGTGTAGAGACATCCTCGCAGAAGCGCAGGATGCCTCTTTCAACTGCTGTTGAAAGAGGAGATGTCACAGGTCTTACTCCTTACTGAAGGGAGCCGTTAGGTCGGGGCGTAACCCGACGCGACACTGTCTTTGATGAGGGCGGCTGCCAGGAGGTTGAACCCCTGGTAGACCGCCTCGCCAACGTCAGTGTCGGGCATGTCGACCGGAACCGAAGCCGTGAGGCTAAAGTTCAGTCGACGAGCCACAAGAACGCGACCAGTGGTGGTTTCCGTGTACAGCGACGGGTAGCTGAACTCGATCGTAGCCCGTCGCGCGGTCTTGTCGCCATTGTATTGGGACGTGACGCGCAGCTCAGGACGTTGACCGATGCTTGCTCCCACCGTGTTCGAGCGGAAAATGGCGGGCGTTTTATCGCCCGCAGACGGGACAACACCTGTGTAGGTGATGTCCGTGGTACCGTCTTTCTTTTTGACAGTGATGTTTGCCAGTTGAGGCATGCTTAAGCTCCAGTAGGCAGAGGACTAT